CCAGAAGAAACCAAGCTAATATCCACAGGAATAGCAATGGCTCTCCCTAAACATCACGTTGGTTTGATATGGGACAGATCTTCAATGGGTGTCAAAGGAATCCATCGTCATGCAGGCGTAATTGATTCTGGCTACCGTGGCGAAGTAAAAGTCTGCCTCCACAATACAACTACAGAAATGTACCAGATTAAAAAGGGCGAAAGAATAGCCCAACTACTAATACAAGAAACCCCATTGTTTAGATTACACGAAGTAGACGAACTAGACTCAACAGATCGGGGTTCTGACGGGTTTGGTTCTACAGGTAAATAATATATGTCCAGAAGAAAAACTAATGACACAGGACATACCAAAAGAAGGAAAGCGTTAAAACCTAAAACGAAAAACCAAGAAAAGTACATTAGTTTAATGTCACAGAATGATGTTACCTTTTGTACTGGGCCTGCTGGAACAGGAAAAACAGCCGTTGCTGTTGGTCTTGCTTGTGACTATTTATTAGACAAGAGAGTTGAGAAGATAATTGTTACTAGACCAGTGATTGAGTCTGGTCGGGGGCTAGGTTTTTTACCGGGAACTTTTGAAGAGAAGATACATCCATATTTAGTTCCTGTAATAGAAGAGATGGAATATAGGCTAAACACCAATAGGGTTCAGGCTTATAGAGATGAGGGTAGAATAGAAGTTTGCCCACTAGAGTATATGAGAGGGCGAAACTTTCATAATTGCTTTATGATATTAGACGAAGCCCAAAACGCCACATTTGAACAACTAAAGATGTTTATAACTAGAATTGGCTGGGATTCAAAAGCCGTAATCAATGGAGACATCGACCAGACAGATCTTATCAAAAAAGATCGGGGTGGATTAGAGGAATTTTTAGACCGATTAGATAACGTCAATGGAGTTGGGATTGCCGAATTGACTCAAGATGATATAATAAGAAATAAAATTATTTCAAAAATCTTGAACGCTCTTTATGACGAACCTGTAAAGTACGGAAAGCATTATTAAATGCCCACTTATGACTATCTATGCAACGAATGTGGCTGCGAATTTGAGCAATTCCACGGCTTTAAGCAAGCTCCTGAACCATGCGAGTGCGGAAGCTCAGACATTAAAATAGTTATCAACGAAGTTCCTATGGCATTTGTGAAAGGCGAACCTACAACTCTTGGCCAGCTTGCCGAGTTAAATACAAAAAATATGGGCAGCTATGAACTCAGCGAAAAAAGAGCAAAGCAAGAGGAGGGAAACCTTAAAAAGAAAAAACCAAAAAACTGGGTGGAAAAATCTGGGGATGCGACCCAAGCGGATATAAACAAGATGACAAAATCTCAAAAAGCTAGATACATTAGGGATGGAAAAAAGTGACATTTGACGATGAAAAGCTAAATGAGCTACTCGAATCTGATTTGAAAGAGTTAAATATAGCCTGCGCAGACTGCGACAAGCTTTTATTAAAAATGGTTCGCTCCAGACAAACAAATCAGTCTCAAAGCATTATTGTTTGCTGCCCCTTTTGCGGTGGTCAAAGCTGGCTACAAAAACTTGAAGGGGTTTATTTTCAATCTCCCCCTGAAGGCTTAGGTCTGGGAGAGATGGAAGAAAAAGACGGAAACTACATCCTGAAAATGGAGATTATAAATGACTGAAGACATTTCTGAGTTCGTACAAGCAGAACAAACAAGATATATCTTCTACAACGAAGATGGTGAAGTTATTACAGAAGACGTGGGTGTTGCTTGCGCTTATATAGCATCTGTTAAAGATAAAGAGTCTTATTATATAAAAACTTTTAGGGGTGTATTGTTTGACCCTCAAGGTATGGATTCCAATAAAATAAACGCAATTTCTACCAAGTTTTCAAAAGTCCAACAAAAGACTTTCGACTTTTACATTGACTATCTTAAGTCTAAAGAGAGAAATCATTATACTTGGGCTGAGAGGAGTAATATTGATGTCTAAGAAAACTGGAAAAATTACCAAAGTTGAAAAATGTTATTTAGAGAATAACACTGAGTCTACTGTTGAAGAGCTTGCCAAAGATCTAAATAGATCAGTTTCTTTTGTCGAAAAGCACAGTAAAGATCTTATTAAGAAACAAGATGCTGGCCATGTAGACACAGCCAAAGAAAAAGATACACACATGAGTGATTTATTCGGTCACAAAGAAGATCGTGGTGTAACAATCATGACACCAGCAGCTTCTGAAGTCGCTGACGAAACCAGAGGAAGCAGGGTTAATCAATCACGCAGACATCAAAATGCAATTCATATAATTAAGCCAGATAAAAAATGAGAGTCTTTCTAACCAAAGAATTTGATGACTATATAAAAGTCTATTCCGATAACAATCCTTTTTGGATTGTTACGCTTTCTAACGGTGAAACAATCTATCAAGATGATGGCAGGCCAAACGTTCAACCTTCTAGCGCATGGTCTAGATTAAAAATTTATTGCGAAGAAAATGATTTACACATTGTAAATATAAAATTAAGAAATAGATCCAATGTAGTAGATGTTGGCTCTGATTACGACGGGTATTTTTTTTGCAAGAGTGCCGGAGCTTTGATGTTTGGCGATTTGACAATGCACTCTTTTGTTATTGGAACTTTGACTGGAGAAAAACTCTCCGCTAGAAAATGGAGACTTCCTGAGCTTATTGCTGAAGAAGTCGAAGAAAGAGACCCTTACGAATTGCCAGAATGTATTATTGCTAAAAAGGGAATTTTGAATGAACAAAGGCTACAAGCACAAAACGACAGGGCAGCAATGTAACGCTGCTCAGTACATCGCTGAAATGGTTTGTCTCAGAAAAGCCGAAAAAGAAAATGTAGGCAGGCCAGCGTATGCTTTATGGAATACTAAAAAATGGAAAAAAGAATTCCAGAGTCAAGTGACAAAAGCGTATGCACTTCTAAAAAAATACCACGAAAAGGCGGTTATCAACGCCTTGAATTCTTACAAGGGTAAAGGTATATACTCTCTTAGAGTGAAGTGGCTTGAGGATATTATAAAAAAAGAGCAAGTCGCTTTGAATAAAATAAACGAAAGAGAGATTAAAGAGATGGAGTACAAAGACAACAGTCTTTTAAACCCACAAAACCCATACGGAAAACAAAGCAAGATATCAAGACTAAGGAACCTAGACAATGAATGATGCAGCAGCACTAAAGACCATTACTAAAAAGTATGGAAACATACTAGTGAATGGCGCTGAAGTCTTTCAAGACCTAAAAGACATGCAAGTTATTCCCGTTAGCCCCGCTTTGGACTACGCTCTTGGTGGCGGTTTTAGGGAGGGTACTTGGATTCAAATGATTGGTGATCCAAAGTCTGGTAAAACAACAACAGCTTTGCAATTCGCCGCTAACTGCCAAAAGAAAGAATACGGCGAACGTCCCATATTTTATGTTAATGTTGAAGGCAGGTTAAGCACTAAAAATTTTGAAGGAGTGCATGGCCTTCAGGCTGACAAGATTACAGTAGTTCAATCTGAAAGCGAACCTCTTAGCGCAGAACAATACTTAGGAGCCGTAGAAAAATTAGTAAAAGCCCATCCTAATTGTGTAGTAATCATTGATTCAATATCTAGCTTAATTGCACAAAAAGATTTGGATGAGGAAGTTAGGGGAGATTACAGGCCGGGAGTTCCCAAGATACTATCTAACTTCTGCAAAAAAATGAGTAGTACAGTTCCCAAACAAAAAGCCATTGTTATAATGATTACTCACTTTATAGCTAACACTGGTGGTATGGGTAAAAAGAAAGTAGCTGACGGTGGAGTAAAGGTTCGTTATCAAGCAGACACCATTCTTGAAATAGCGTGGATTCAAGCTTGGAAAGACAAGAACGATGGTAATCAAATAGGACAAGCTCTCCACTGGAAAGTAATCACTTCTGCTCTTGGTGGTTTTGTTGGCGGTGAAGCCATTGGTTGGCTCAGATATGGAACTGGAATTGACTACAAACAAGAAATGTTTGAACAGGCTAATGATTTTGATTTGATTTCCGCTGCCGGTGCTTGGTACACATGCGACTTCTTAATCGACAACCCAAAGCCAATCAAAAAACTTCTTGAAGCAGAAGGTATCGAAGATGGCGATGAAGAAAAGCTTGCCAAGTTTGTTAAGTTTCAAGGACAAAACAAACTCAAAGAATTCCTCGACGAAAATAATCTTTGGCCTTCTTTGCAAGATTCATTAAAGGAAATGCTGTTTTGAGGGCGATTGGTTTTGATGGCAGGGAACGGTCATGGAATATTTCCAAGCATGTTGTCTATGGGGATGACAAAAGACCTCGCTCTAAATTGCATATTTCTGCAAGAAAACTCTTGCGTCAAATTTTCCCGTATGATACAATCCTTGAGGAAGTTCCCCTTCCCGGTTCACATAAGCCATCAAGAAGATCTACGCTATTCGTTGACTTCTTGATACCGTCAGAATCTTTGGCGGTCGAAGTTCACGGGCGGCAGCACTTTGAGTTTGTCGCCCATTTTCATGGTGATAAAGCGGGGTTTCGGAAGTCAAAAGCTAGAGATAGAGACAAGACGAATTGGCTTGAAATAAATTCTATCGCTCTCGTTGCATTAAGTTATTCGGAATCAGAAGATGAGTGGAAAAGAAGAATTATCAATCGAGAAGCTTGAGGTTTTTATAAAAGACCTAGAAGAATACACTAGTGCTGAAGGTGTTGTCAGAGTAGAGCATAACCCTGAAGTTGAGGGTATAATAAATCTTAGCTCCTTTGAATTAAAATCGCTAACAGGAGAGGAGTGTTGCGAGAAAGCTTTTGTTGTTCAGGGGTATTGCAACTTTCTACAAAAAATATGCAATAAACATTTAGCTAGATTTAAATGGTGCGAAGAGCTTATAAACCACACAGTTGCTAGCAGGGCTAATAACTTTGACAAATATACAAAATGGGAAGTAAAAGTAAACTCAATTATAAGAGAGGACGATTTCATACAAAAGGTATGGAGAGTCAAGAGGATCGCTGAAGGAAGAGTTACTATACTAACTGACACAATAAGAGATATTAGAAGACAGGCTGATACTCTTTTAGAACTTAGCCGGAGAAGAAGAAATGAATCCTATAGATAAAATTAAAGAAGGAATTATTAACAATGATATGGAACAAATTATTCAGGGCTTCGCAATCCTCACAGGAGAAGAAATCAGACCAGCAGGAAGAAGTGCAGAAGAAGCAAGAATCCCAGACCCAAAGCCAGAGCCAACAACAGAAGAAACCGTGCAACCATCAGTGCAGGTGCGGTCGAAAGACCTAGACTTCTCTACAGAACCCAGAGAGATCGAATCAAAGTTTGGCAGAAAAGAGCCTATTAAAGTTGGATCAAATCAATTTACAGATGATGGCATTGAGGCCAAGGATGTTACAACACCGGATGTTCCTAGAACAAAAAGACGACCTCCCGTGAAGTTGGTCGAAGTTAAATGTCACGCATGTGGTTCTACAGAGATGATTAACCCAGCATACAAAATTGGCACTTTTCATCGTTGCGGTAGGTGTGTTGGTTAATGACAGAAAAAATAAGCAATCTAGCCTCAGAAAAGGCTGTTATATCCGGCTTAATCAAGCATGGATCGGAAGCCTTTATTGATGTTGACGATATTATAGATACTAACGCTTTTACGGCTGAAGAGAACCAAATAGTTTATTCTTGTCTCAAGAAGGTTTTTGATTCTAGCTCACGGGTGGACTTTCCTTCTATCCTGAGCGCCGCCAAAGATCTTGGCTTAGAAGATGCCTTTCAAAAAAGAATACCTAAAGATCACATAAGATCAATAATGAGTCTAGACGTAGCTCTAGAAAACGTTAGAAGTCATGCGGTAAAACTAAAAAAGCTAGAGATAGCTAGAGACATAAGAACTAGAGCAAAAAGGGTCATATCAAACATAGCTGAAGCAACTGGAGAAGAGACAGTTGATGAGCTAATAAGCATAGGAGAGAAACCCTTTTTTGAACTTTCTTCTTCACTCAATAACAGCGTTGAAGACAAACCTGTTAATATTAGCGATGATATTGATGATTACATTTGTCATCTAGAAGAAAATTCTTCAGAGATGATTGGTATTAGTAGTGGGTTTGCACGATTTGATGCGGCGATTGGAGGGGGTTTTAGACGTAAGTGTGTAGACCTCATAGCTGCAAGACCAAAGGTCGGTAAAAGTATGTTTGCCGACAATGTAGCATTGCACATTTCCAGCAAACTAAATATACCAGTTTTGGTTTTAGATACAGAGATGTCAAAGGAAGATCATGTCAATCGCTTGTTGGCTAGTTTAAGCGATGTAGAAATAAACGATATAGCCAGCGGCAAATTTTCAGAGACCAAAGGCAAGAAAGAAAGAGTTTCCCAATCAGCAGAAAGACTCAAAAATATACCATACGATTACATTACGATAGCTGGAAAATCATTTGAAGAAACGTTATCTATAATGAGAAGATGGCTGGTGAAAAGGGTGGGGTTTGATGAAAACGGAAGAACCAACCCGTGCATGATAATATACGACTATCTGAAGCTGATGCACTCGGAACAAATATCAGATGGGATGAAAGAGTTTCAGGTGCTAGGATTCCAAATCACACAACTACACAACTTCACTGTTCAATACGATGTTCCATGTCTAAGCTTTGTTCAATTAAATAGGGACGGTATCACTAAAGAATCCACCGATGTGGTAAGCGGCTCAGATAGGTTGATATGGCTATGCAGCAGCTTTACTATCTTTAAAAGAAAATCCGATGAGGAGATGGCAGAGGACAATGGAGAAAGTGGAAACAGAAAGTTAGTACCAATCGTAGCTAGGCATGGTGGCGGTTTATCTGATGAGTTTGATTACATCAACATGACTATGCATGGTGAATACGGAAAAATAAGTGAGGGCTTTACAAAGTCAGAATATATATTGTCAAACAAAAAACAAAACGAAGGATTTGATAATAATGTTACAAACAACGAAGAAGGCTTTACCATAGAAGAAGATATTGACCCGGAGAAACCATTTTGAAAAAGCTTTCAGCAAAAGAACTTAAAAAGCTGTCCGATAAAATTGCGACTAACATTGTTTCCATATTTGAAGATTTTGGAATTGAAGTAAACGATTTTGATGACTATATTTCCTGTGCTTGCCCTATACACGAAGGAGATAACCCAAACGCTTTCACTATGACGACAGACTGCGATCATCCTTATTTTGGGATGTGGAAATGCTGGACTCAAGGATGTGAAGAAGAAAATGTTAACACGCCAATAGGATTGATTAGAGTGCTTCTCTCCAAAGCAAAAGATGAAGATGTTACTTTTGACGATACAATATCTTATTGTATGAACCTAGTAGAAACAAATTTTGAAAGTCTAAATAAAGAAGCAAGTTCTACAAGCTTTAATACTGTATCTAGGATTGAGAAATCGTTACAAAAAAGAAACAGAAACAAAGAGAGTGGTATAAACAGAAGCCATGTCAGAAACTCTTTGGAAAGACCTGCCCAATATTATATTAATAGAGGTTATAGTAAAGAGGTTTTAGACCAATTTGATGTTGGAGTTTGCACAGACAATCGCAAGCAAATGCGTGGAAGAGTTGTTGCCCCCGTGTATGATGATGACTTTGAATTTATGGTTGGTTGTGTTGGGAGGGTCACTCATGAAAACTACAACGGAAGAAAATGGGTAAACTCAAGGCGATTTTATGCCGGAGCTTGGCTTTACGGGTATTGGCTGTCCCAAGAGCATATTCGCAAAAAAAGATCTGCAATTCTTGTTGAAGGACAAGGCGATGTTTGGAGGTTGTGGGAAGCTGGAATAAAAAACGTAGTAGGTATGTTTGGCTCTAGTTTAACTGACACTCAAATTAGAATACTTGAAACCTCTGGAGCTTTTACGTTAATATTAATTACAGATAATGATAAGGCTGGAGAAAAAGCAAAGGCATCCATAAAGAAAAAGTGTGAAAGAAATTTCAACATAGTCGAGGTTGACTTGTCAACAAAAGATGTTGGAGAAATGAGCGTAGAGCAAATAAACAAAGAACTAAAACCTAAATTAGAAAGATACTTACAATGACAAACATTCTTGGCCTCTCTGGAAGAAAGCAAAGCGGAAAAACCACATCCTCAACTTTTTTGCATGGGTATCAGTTAAGATACCATGATATAGTAGAAAAGTTTTTAATGGACGAGGAAGGTAATCTCATAGTTAATGCTGTCCAGATTGACGAAAAGGGTGAAGAGGTAGAAGGGATGGGCTTTCTAGATATTGAAAGGAAAGACCCGGAGTTTGTAGAGTACGCAAATAGAACAATATGGCCCTATGTAAAATCCTTTAGTTTTGCAGACCCTCTCAAGGTTATTAGTATGCAACTTTTTGGATTAACCGAAGCTCAATGCTACGGAACAGATGAAGACAAAAACACACCCATTAATATTAAATGGGAAAACATGCCTGTCTATAAACTGAGTTCTGCGGAAAAGAAAGGCTTTATGACCGCTAGAGAATTCTTGCAATATTTTGGAACCGATGTGTGTCGTGCAATAAAAGATAGTATATGGGTAGATAACTGTATAACCAGAATGTTAAACAGCGGAACAGAATTGGCTATAGTTCCAGATATCAGATTTCCAAATGAAGTAGAAGCGATACAAAAAGCCGGAGGTAAAGTGATACGCCTTACTAGATCGCCGCACGAAGATTCACATCCTAGCGAAATTTCTCTAGACAACTATGAAGGATTTGATCATGTAATAGACAACAAAAATATGGATATAAATGAAACAAACATGGAACTAATGAACACGCTCAGGAAATGGGGATGGTTAAAAACCAAAAGCTCATAAGTATACCGTGGGATTCACGGATGGTCGAACAAGCACAATCAAAAGCAAAAAAATTAGGAAGGATAAATAATTCAATATTGAAAGGCGGCGGCAACGCCGCTGGATACCTCGGAGAGGAAGCAGTAGCTGCTTATATTGGCGCTAAAATAACCAGTTGCGATAAAGGTGATGATAAATATGACTATGACATCATCGCTAAAGATGGTCGCAGAATAGAAGTAAAAACAAAACGAAGAACAGTTGATCCTTTGGATTACTATGACGTTTCAGTTGCAAAAACAAGCGTTCACCAAAGGCCAGACTTGTATATCTTTGTAAGCATTAACTTTGAAGATATGACGATGGAAAAAGGAAAACGAGTCTATCGTGGTATTAAGAATATTTGGATAGTCGGGCAGGCAGAGCCTGAAGATTACTTTGCAAGAGCAAAGATTTGGAAAGCTGGAGAAATTGATAATAGAAATGGCTTTAAAACTCATGTAGATATGTATAACCTGCCCATATCAGAAATTGAACCATTAGATGATAGTTTGTTACCACAGAAGCAGTAGTCTTGGAACTTTGGAATTTTGTCAGCAAAAATATTTTTTGCAATACAATCTCTCCTTCAAGGACAAGACCAATAAAAAAGCCTTGATGGGTACTATTACCCATAAGGTAATGCAGACTCTTGGAGACAAGAAGATTGCAATGAATAAAGGTCTTGATGTCGTAGAGGATGAAGAGACTGGAAAAACACTAACTCTCGAAGAGTGCGATAATCTGGAATTGTTAAATGACCTAGCCTTTGATTACTACTCATCTAGCTTTCCAGAAGTAAACATAACGCAAGCAGACAAGAGAACCTGTTTGAAGTGGGCAGAAAAAGCGGTTGCGTATCAAGGTGGGTCTTTAGATCCCAGAAACCAAGAGGTGTTCGCAACTGAACTATTTTTCGATATTGAAATAAAAGAACCTTGGGCAAAATACTCTTACAATCTTGGTGGCAAAACAATAGAAGGCTACTTGTCAATCAAGGGAACGGTAGATCTCATACTAAAACAATCTGAAGACTACTACGAAATCCTAGATTACAAGACAGGTAAAAGAATAGATTGGGCAACAGGCGAAGAGAAGACGTATGAAAAGCTACAAAAAGATACGCAGCTTCTCTTGTACTATTACGCCCTTAAAAATATGTATCCAGAACGTGAATTTTCAATCAGTATTTACTATATAAATTCTGGCGGTCTGTTCTCGATGGCGTTTGACGAAGAAGATTATGCAAAAGCCGAGGATATACTCAGGAAGAAATTTGAGCAGATAAGAAACACACAGCATCCCAGACTTCTTTCTAACGAAAACAAGCACTGGAAATGCCAAAAGCTTTGTAAATTTAGCGAACCTTACAAAGATACGGGTAAAAGTTTATGTCAGCATATACGAGATGAAATCGTAAGCAAAGGCATAAACAAAGTTGTTGAAGAATATGGAAATATTGAAAAGATCACCACCTACGGAGATGGTGGTGGAAGATTAGCGGATAAGAAAAAATGAATTGGACACCTCTACACTTACACACGCATTACAGCCTTCTAGATGGCCTCTCAAAGCCCTCACAGGTCGCCTCACGATGCGAGAAGCTCGGCTTTGAATCCTGTGCATTAACCGACCACGGCACTATATCGGGGGCTGTGGCCTTTACTCAGGCTTGTCGTTCTAAGAATATCAAACCTATTCTTGGCTGTGAGTTCTACCTAAGCTCTACCGATTGTACAATTAAGTCCGAAGAAAACAGAAGGCTTAGTCATCTTTGTGTATTAGCTAAAAACAAAAGCGGTTGGAACAAGCTGATACAAGCTACATCAAAAAGCAATGATGAAGAAAATTTTTACTACAAACCTAGACTGGATTTAGATACCCTTGGTCAGTTTGCAGGTAATGACCTAATTGCTTTTAGCGGCCACTTAGGAAGCGACTTAGCTAATTGTATATTTTCCGATGCCAAATTAGCTTACAGCGCTTCAACAGAAGAAGAAGCTAAAAGATATATCCATCCTGAATGGGTTGAGCAAACAGTAATTTTGGCAAATCATTATAGGGATATTTTTGGCAAAGAAAACTTTTTCATTGAAATACAAGCCATAGACCAAGAGAACTCGCCCGCAGCAAACTTGGTGGTTCAAGGTTTACGTTACGTGGCAAAGAAATATGGGTTTCAAAGCGTAGCTACAGCAGATTCTCATTATCCAGAAAAACAAGATGCTGGAGATCAGCTACTGCTTCTTTGTTCGGCCATGAAAACCACATTAAGGGGCATCAAAAAGAAAATACAAGAAAATGGTGATGTAGCCTTTAGCGGCTTTATGAAATCAAATAATTTTCATATACCATCTCTGGAAGAAATACAAGCGGTCAATCAACCTCATGAAATAGCCACAACTATGCAAATTGCAGACATGTGTGAAGACTATAACATTCTTGGACAACCCATGCTTCCAGAATTTGATTGTCCCTCCAGTCAATCTGAAGAAGAATATCTTAGGTACTTATGTAGAGAGGGGTGGAAAAACACACTAGTACCAACCGGAAAAATAAGCAGTATAGAATCAAAGAATTTGTATACCGACAGGGTAAAGAAAGAACTTGATGTTATTAGCAGGGCAAACTTGTCAGGATATTTTCTTATTGTAAGGGATATAGTTAACAGCGTTAAAAACAAAGGTTATATTCCGGGGCCGGGAAGAGGCTCTGCTGCCGGATGTTTAGTATCATACTTAGTGGGAATAACACAAGTAGATCCAATAGAATACGGCTTGATCTTTGAAAGGTTTTACAACGCTGGTCGAAATACTGATGATCATGTATCTCTGCCAGATATTGATATAGATGTTCCCGCATCCAAGCGCGATGAAACAATTGATTACATCCGAAATAAATACGGTCAACAAAGAGTTGGACAAATGGTTACATTTGGAAGACTTCAAGGTAGAAGCGCACTCAAAGAAGTCCTGAGAATGAATGAAGCTTGTGGGTTTGATGAAATGAACTCAATAACCAAAAGTCTACCACATGAACATGAAATATCTGACCAATTAGCAGAGATGGACGACCCATCGGTTATCAAGTGGACATTAATGAATCAACCAGAAACCCTCAGAGATTATTGCAGACTAAACGACGACGGAAAACTAGAAGGTGATTATTCAAAACTTTTCTCACAAGCGATGAGAATAGAAGGAACATTTAAATCTCAAGGAAAACACGCAGCAGGTGTTGTTATATCGTCGCATAGCTTAAACAAAGTTTGCCCTATGGTTAGAGACAAAAAGGGCAGCGAAAAAATTGCAGGAATGGAAATGAACGACCTTGAGGCAATGGGTCACGTTAAATTCGATATATTGGGAATTTCTTTATTAGACAAAATCATGGGGGTTAGAAACCAATTAGAAAGTAAAAATGAACAAGAGCAATAAAAACAGAAGTTACCGACAAAGAGTGAGAGAACGAATTGAAAGCGGCAGATATGAAGAGCATAAGGGTCTTTCTATTTGCAAAATAAATGACTTCTATCGCCTACCAAATGGAAAGATTAAATATCAAGTACATTCTTATTACTTTAGTCAACTTTATGAAGATATTGACGAAGCACTAGACAAATTTTTTGAAATAAGAAGGAAAATTAGATGAATTATAGAGACATAATAGTCTTTGATTTTGAAACCGGATCTAGAAATCCAGATAAAACACAGCCCATACAAATAGCTGCTGTGGCTATACACGGAAGAAGACTAACCGTGCAGCCAGAAGGATATTTTGAAAGCCTAATAAAACCAGTGTTTGACGACGAGGAAGCTATAGAAAAAGGCTTAGATCCCATTGAAGATGAAGCCTTAGCTGTAAATGGAAAAACAAGGAAGGAACTAGCAAAAGCACCTGCCGCCAGAACGGTTTGGAAAAAATTCACTAACTTTGTAAATAGGTACAATTTTAAGGGGACTCCTTACTATGCTCCAATCGCTGCTGGATACAACATAGTTGGTTTTGATTTACCAATCGTTCAAAGAATGTGTGAACAATACGGCCCTATAGACAAAAAAACAGGCAAGCAATGTCTCTTTAACAAAATACACAGAATTGACGTTATGGATAATGTCTGGATGTGGATGGAAAATAACGCTGATGTAAAATCCCTTAGCATGGATTCGATGCGTGATCTTTTTGGCATAAGTAAAGAAAACGCTCACGATGCTTTGCAAGACGTAAAAGATACAGCGAATCTAATGATAGGCTTCATGAAGCTTCATAGACGGATAGCACCAAAAATTAAATTTGAAAAGGCGTTTGCTGATGGAAACCTCCACATATAAAAAAGTATGGAAAGAGTTATCAACTTATGACAAGGGTGGATGGAGGCAAACGCTTGGACATCTTCCTTGGACTGAGGACTCCGTTACAAGTCTGATAGATGGGGTTCTACCAAAACAACTAAAGGCTTTTTACCAATTTGGTGTTTTTACTGGAAAGAGTATAGTTGTCGCTCTGGACGCTCTTCAAAGATCAGGAAAAGAAATTGATTTTGTATATGGCTTTGATTCTTTTCAGGGATTGCCAGAGAGAACAAACGACGAAAGAGATCGTGTCGTTGCAGAGTACGGAGAGTATTTGTGGAGCGCTGGAGACTATAGTTCTGATGAACTTTATGGCGTTGAAGACTCAAAAGAGTTCTTGCAAAAAATTTATGATGATAATTTAAATACAACCGTTAAGCTTATAAGAGGTTTTTACGAAGACACTTTAAATAATGAAACGGTTAAAAAATACGATCTTCAGCCAGCAGCCTATATTGATATAGATGTTGATACTTATGATTCTTGCGTAGAAGTTTTAGACTTTATATTTGAAGAAGGTATAGCCTCTCATGGAACAGTAATTGGTTTTGATGACTGGGGTGGAACTCCGGGCTGGGAAGATATGAAAAACGGAGTATCGCAAGCATTTAAAGAGTGTCATGATAAATTTAATTTTAATGCTCAATTAATTTGCCAAGTTGGAAATAAGTATCCACAGGTGCAAGCCCTGTATTTGATAATGGAAAATGTGTAAATGGACACAAAAAACTTTGAACCCATGTCTTTAGGTTTTGATGACGAAAAATCTTGGGATTTGATATGCTCAGGAAAAACAAAAGGTGTTTTTCAATTAGAGAGCAACCTTGGTAAATCTTGGGCTAAAAGGGTTAAACCAAGAAGTATTGAAGATCTTTCGGCTTTGATTTCAATCATTAGACCGGGAACTCTAAAAGCCATCGTAGATGGCAAAACAATGACTCAACACTTTGTTGACAGAAAGAATGGAGCCGAAGAGATAACTTACCTTCATTCATCTCTTGAGCCAATCCTTAGAGGCACTCAAGGAGTTCTTGTGTATCAAGAACAATCTATGCAGATAGCCCAACAGTTGGCTGGTTTCGATCTCCAAGAAGCCGATAACCTGCGTAAAGCTATTGGGAAGAAAAAAGCAGACCTTATGGCTAAAGTGAAAGAGTCGTTTTTAAAAGGTGCATCTGAAAAGGGGATTGTAAGTAATGAAGTTGCTGAAGAGATATTTAGTTGGATTGAGAAGTCTAGTAGATACGCCTTCAATAAATCCCATGCTGTTTCTTATGCTATCTGCGCTTATTGGAGTGCATACGCTAAAGCTCATCACCCTATAGAGTTTTATTGCAACTATCTACTTCATTCATCCGGTAAGCCAGATCCGCAACAAGAAGTAAAAGAATTAGTAAACGATGCTAAGAATAACGAAATATATGTCAACCCTCCATCCATAAAAGCCATAAACACTTCAACAAGTATTATTGATGGAAAGATACACTTCGGCCTTCTCGATATTAAATCGGTTGGATTAAAGCAGATAGAAAAATTTAAATCTGTTGTTTCTGAAATTCAGGAAAAAGTAGACAATAAGCTTCTACACGATTGGTCTTGGTACGAATTTCTTATACTAGCTTCTCCAAAAGTTAATTCAAGAATGCTTATAGCATTAATATCAACAGGATTCTTTGCTCACCTTCCAGAATCTCGCCAGCAAATGTTGGATGAATTTGATACTTGGGGCAATCTAACAAAGAAAGAGCAAGAATGGGGCGCGTTAAATTATAATAAACATGAAAACCTTGTTAGCTTACTAAAGGTTATGGTTCCTACCAAAAAAAATGGAGGAGCTGCGTTTAACACAAGAAGATCAGAAATTATATCCGACCTTCTAATACACTGTCAAAACCCATCGTATTCAATGAAAGATGATCCAGAGTGGGTTATAAGAACCGAAGAAAATTACTTAGGCGTGGCGCTAACCTATTCTAGAATAGAGGCTTACAATACAAAATTAGCCAACACTACAATTAAAGAGTTTTCAAACGGGAAAAGAGAAAACGTAAAAATAGCAGTTACTATTTCTGAGGTCAAAAAATATGTGACTAAAAAAGGAAGGATGGCTGGTGTTGAAATGGCTTTTATGTGTGTAGAAGACCACACGGGAACCTTAGACACTGTAACTGTTTTTGCAGAAAAATGGAAAGAACATAAGAACATCCTATACGAAGGAAACAATGTAATATTGTCAGGACAGCCATCAAAGGGAAGAAGAAGACAAATAGACGATGGGTTAATCGTAGAAGATGTAGCGATCATACCACTAAAGGATTAATTAGTCCGGTTGACTTCTTTCAGCTTTACAAATATGATTAATGAGTTGTAGTCTTTTGCTAACAAGGAAAACACATGAACACTATTTCAAACTATTGTCGTTTTATCGGTAGGCTAACCGCCGACCCCAAAGTTATAGATTTTGAAAACACAACCCTATGCACTTTTACTCTAGCGATTAGCGAGTATAGAAAAGAAAAGAATGGGGAAAAGAAAAAAAGTATCAACTTCTTTGACTTTGAAGCTTGGGACTCAGGTGGAGCTACAATAGAAAAATACTGCGAAAAGGGCGATATAATTGACTTGGTTGCCTCCGCAAGAAATAACTCTTGGATTGACAAAAATGGCAACAAAAGATTCTCAACAAAATTTAGAGTCAAAGAGTTCAAACTCTTTAACTCAACAAGAGAAAAACAAGAACAGCATAGCTGAAAATAAAAACCTTACCAATAAAGAGCTTGAAGAAAAGCTAATCCGTGAAAACTACGGTTTAGTTGTTTCTCAGGCTCTTTATTTTTTAGGCGATCCAAATTTTGAAGATTACATTCAGGCTGGGTTGATCGGTCTGCTTAAAGCTGTTAGAAATCACAATGAAGACAAAGCAAAGTTTAGCACCTTTGCAGCCGTATGTGTCAGGAATGAAATAAAGAACCTCAGCACAAAATCAAGAAAGCATAGGGCAAAGAATTACAGAAGTGTAAAAGAAAAGGATAAGCAGTATGATAAGAAGGAAGCGTTGTCTGAATGTTTGCCAGAATTTCTATCAGAAGAGTACAAGTTTATAATATCGTTGAAAATACAAAATTATACCAACAAAGAAATATCTGAGTTTATTTCTTGTAGTAAAGCAGAAGTAAAAGAAAAGATAGAGCTGATAATTAAACTTCTAAAAGAGTATAACGTATGAGAAAAAAAAGAATACTATTCTGCGGTGAAGCCACCTATCTAAATACAGGCTATGCTACTTATGGTCGTGAAGTTATAAGCCGTTTATATAGCACTCAAAAATATGAAATAGCAGAATTTGCTAGTTATGGTAGTTTGTCTGACCCAAGGGCTGCTAGTATACCTTGGAAAATGTATCCAAACCTCCCTACTAACGATGAAGAAAAAAAACAGTATGAAGAAAATCCCATCAATCAGTTTGGAGAATGGCAATTTGAACCTGTTTTGTTGGACTTTCAGCCTGATATAGTATGCGATATTCGTGACTTTTGGATGTTTGAATACCAAGAACGCTCTCCCTATAGACCGTATTTCCACTGGGCAATTATGCCAACGGTTGATTCTTCCCCTCAAAACGAACAATGGATAGCAACGTTTGCAAACGCTGACGCAGTTTTCAACTATTCTGAATGGGGTCATAAAGTTTTAAAGGAGCAATCGAATGGAACGATTAACTGTTTAGGCGTTGCTCCACCTTCTGCTGATGCAGCATACAAACCAGTTGAAAACAAAAAAGAGCATAAATCTAGCATGGGTTTTGACCCAGACAAAAAAATTATCGGAACTGTAATGAGAAATCAAAGAAGGAAGCTTTTTCCAGACCTCTTTGAATCTTTCAGAAAGTTTCTTGATACTAGTGGAAGAACAGACGTATTCTTATATTGCCATACAAGCTATCCAGACTTGGGGTGGGATATACCAAAGCTATTAAATAGATACAAAATATCAAGTAAAGTATTCTTTACTTATATATGTAACGTGTGCGAACATACCTTTCCTTCGTTCTTCTCTGATGCCAGAGGAAAATGTCCAAAATGCGGTAGTTTTGCAGCAGGGTTGTCAAACGTACAAAAAGGCGCTTCTTATGAATACTTAGCCAGCATAATGAACGTGTTTGATTTATACATACAATACGCAAACAGCGAAGGGTTTGGTCTTCCACAGGTAGAAGCAGCCGCATGTGGAGTTCCTGTAATGAGCGTTGATTATTCAGCCATGAGTAGCGTTGTAAGGAAATTAGACGGAACACCGCTTAAAACCAAAGCTTTATACAACGAAGTAGAAACTGGATGCGACAGGGCTGTTCCAGATAATGATTACACGGCAGAAAAAATAAAGGAGTTTTTTGAATCGTCTGACAAGGAAATAGAAATGGCGTCAAAGAACGTAAGGCTTAATTTTGAAAAATATTATCAGTGGGATAAAACAGCCCGAAAGTGGGAAAACTACTTTGACTCAGTACAATTAAAACCACCACATCTTTCATGGCACGCCCCACCTAGAATACATCAATCAGCAAGACCTTTAGAAAACGAAAATATTCCAGCTTCTGAATACGCCAGATGGCTTATAGTCAATGTTTTAGGAGAGCCAGAAAAACTAAACACCTACTTTGAATCTAGACTAATTAGAGACCTTAACTATGGAATGTATATAAATGGAACCGGAGAAATGTATCTCAATGAAGATTCCTACAAATTTGTAAAACCAGCTTTTGAAGAATTTACAAAAAAAGAAGCCTATAACATGATGGCTAACCTATGCGCTAGGCGAAATCACTGGGAATCAGCTAGAAAAGAAAGAATCAGATGAAAGTTCTCTACACAGGCTGCTACAGAGATGGAACCGGATGGGGACAAGCCGCCATAGATTATATACTGTCTATGGACGCTGTTGGAATTGATGTAGTCCCCCGACCAATAAAACTAAATCAAACCATTGTTGATATACCAAAAAGAATTTCTGAGCTAGAAAAAAAGGACAGCTCAGGAGCCTCTGTTTGCATACAGCATATTCTTCCACACATGATGGAATTCAGTTCCAAGTTTGATAAGAATATAGGTCTTTACGCTACAGAAACCAGCAACTTTAAAGATTCAGGATGGGCTAGAAAAATAAATATGATGGACGAAGCTTGGGTTATTAATAACCAAATGTTTCATGCGTCAAAAGACAGTGGGGTTACGATACCAATAAAGGTAGTTCCTCATGCAACAGATTTTTCAAAGTTTGAAAGAGGCTATAAAAAATTAGATTTATCAATCCCCGAAGATAACTTTGTCTTTTACACAATAGCCGATTTAAACAAAAGAAAAAACCTAGAGGCTTTTGTAAAAGCGTTTCACACGGAGTTTGAACCGTCAGAGCCTGTTTCCCTTCTAATAAAAACAAACAAATACGGAATGGAGCCTGATGAAATTGCATTAAAGGTGAGGGACTTGTGCAATAACATTAAATCCGGCCTTAAAAAATACAATTCTATCGGAGACTACAAGGAAGATTTAATCATAACGAGCTTTGTTAGTGACGAAGATGTGTGCCGAATACATAATACATGCGATTGTTTTGTGACATCTAGCTACGGGGAGGCTTGGTGTATACCGGCTTTTGATGCGATGGGTTTTGGGAAAACACCGATTTGCACAAACATTGGTGGCATGGCCGATTTCATAGGAGATGGCGGGTTTTTAGTAGAGGGGACGATGGAACCCGTATTTGGAATGATGGAAACTTTTAATGACTTGTTTACTGCAAACGAAAGCTGGTGTTCTGTCAGTATACAAGGATTAATGGATTGCATGAGGCATGTCTATGAGAATCGTCAAGATCTTAAAAATATGAAAAAGACGGGATTAAAGCGAGCATATGAATACTCGCATGAGAATATTGGTAACTTGATAAAGGGTTTACTCGATGCTTAGTCCACTATCTTACATTATTAGAGCTGCAACTAGAGATCCTGAAGATAAGTTAAATATTCTTACTTTCCCAACGCACGAGCGTTATGAAAGCATGTTATCTAAAACTGGCCACAATTTTTATTCCTATAGAGCCAAGGGTATTAAAGATTGGAATGAAACATATGCTAAACTACCAGATAATTACCACCTTCTTGATCCACAGCTTGAAAACAACCAAATTCCAGAACATGTTGATTTTGATTTAGTTCTATCTCAAAACAAGTTTGGTCAATTTCAAATAGCCTCACAGCTATCTAAACAATTACACCTTCCATTGGTTAGCTTAGAGCATACTTTACCAATGCCGCAATGGGCTGAAGGAACTCTCGCTCAGCTTAGAGAAATGAGAGGCCATACCAACCTTTTTATATCTGACTACAGTATAAATGCTTGGGGGTGGGAAGATAGAGGTGATACCCAAGTAATTACTCATGGAATCGACACGGATTTGTTTTGCCCAAAAGAAGGCGAAAGAAGCGATGAGATTTTATCTGTTGTTAACGATTGGATTAACCGAGATTGGTGCTGTGGATTTGGTATTTGGCAAGAAGTAATACAAGGGCTACCTTACAAGGTGGTTGGCGATACTCCGGGTTTGTCTGAACCAGCCGCTTCAATTGAGGGGCTTGTCGCCACCTACCAAAACAGCAGGATATTTTTGAATACATCAACTATATCCCCAGTTCCGACAGCTTTAATGGAAGCGATGTCTTGTGGTTGTGCGGTTGTGTCTACTGCAACCTGCATGATTCCAGAAGTCATAGAGCATGGAGTCAACGGCTTTATTACCAACGATAAAGAGCAGATGAAACAACATCTTGTTGATTTATTGAACGATGAGGATATGGCAAAAGAAATCGGAGACAATGCAAGAAAAACAATAGTTGAAAGATACTCTACAGATCTCTTTGTTAACAACTGGGAGTCTGTTCTACGCAACGCGGCAAATATAACCTTTAGGGGATGACATGAAAGTTAGAATTACAGTTGGAGAACAAGAAAAGCTTAATGGGTACACCAATATAGACCCAATAACAAAATTTGATGGATTATCTATAGATGTAAGAAATCTAGACGATTTAGTTTCAGATGCCGAATGCACAGAAATCATATCAGAAGGAGTCATAGACTATTTAAACAAAGATGATCTTGTTTTGTCAATAAGCAACTGGGTTAAAAAGATGAGGCATGGAGGCAAAATAGTGGTAACATCAATAGACGCTCTTGAGGTAGCTAAGGCTTTTGCAAAGCAGAAAATTGATATAGACACTTTCAATAAAGCAATTCATGGTAATTTCTCACAGGGTTGGGATGTATTTCTCAATCACACCACAATAGAAGAGTTGTCCTCCGTCTTGGAAAAGCTTGGCTTATTTGTAACAAAGAAAAGAATTAATGGTATTAAGTTAATAGTGGAGGCTCAAAGACCATAATGTCAGACGAACATGTAAAAGACCTGTCAGATTTTATTCCAAAACCATTGAACGATGATGAATGGGAAAATAGAGAGGTTAAACAGGTCAATTTAACATCTTGTAAGGAATGCATATTCGCTATTAAAGATGGAAACACACAAACAGGATGTGAGCTTGGAAGGTTAGAAAAATTTAGAAAAAAAGAAATTGATGTAATTGAGGCTCATGATGATAATTCTGAATTCTATGGCTTACTCACTTGGTGTAACACATACAGAAGGGAGGCGTGGTCTATAGCCAATAAAGGTGAAGATCTAGTTGCTCTTGTTAAATCAGAAACCGCTCCAAATGTTAACTTCATTGTACTTGTAAACAAAACTATGGACGGTCTTGAAAATACTGTTGATTCTATCTTGAAGCAAAAGCAAATATCGGCTTGTCGAATTTTATTTGCGCATATGGGAAATGAAAAAGACGTTTCCTATGTGGATTTAATCGAAAAATGCAAAGACTTAGTAGACGGTAGGGTTGGTTTTAAAGTTCAAAATCAACTACCTAACCTTTCTCAAAGAGAAGCGATTGATGAAGCCTTTTCCGCTCTTTTAGCTGGTTATTATACAGTATTAGAGTGCGGCAAAGAAGCTCCTGAAGACTTGTTAAAAGTTCTTCAGGATAGTCTGCACGATGACATGAAAAACGTTGGGTTTATAGAAGGATATGATGGTATTAATGGCTTAACCGTACAATGCGTGTTACACAAGTTTTTGTATGGTAATAGAGGGGCTGACATTGAAGTAAAGCTAAAAGAAGGCGAAGAATACGACGAAACTCTTCCCCAAAATTCTCTCCTTCATACTTGGGATGACTTAAGATGAACCTTCCTGAAGTTACTATATTAATAGCAAACTATAATGATGAAGAGTATATTGATAGGGCAATAGAAAGCGCCGTTAACCAAGACTATCCCGGCCCAACAAATATATGCATTGTGGACGATGGTTCTACAGATGGATCTTGGGATATCATCGAAACCTACATTAAAAACCCCGCAAAGGACACCACCGAAGACAATTTGGATGTAACCTTTTCTCAACACTCCGGTGGAAGATTTGGAAACACAAAAGTGTACGCTATCAAAAACGAGAATAGCGGCCCAAGCGAAGCAAGAAACGTTGGCATTAGATATATGATTGAAAAAACAGACATATTTGCCATCTTAGATTCCGATGACGAAATGTATGAAAACAAAGTTAGAGAATGCGTAATACCTTTTGAGGACAGTTCAATAGGTGTTGTTTATGCTGATTACGATACTCTACACACTAACACTGGAAAAATAATCAGAGAATTCAAAGAGCCTTATGATAAAGCAAGACTAGTGCAGGAATGTATTGTTCATAGCGGATCTCTTATATCCAAAGAAGCTTTAGAATATGTAGAAGAAGAAACTGGGTACTACGACAAAACAATGAGAACCTGTGAAGATTACGACCTCTGGATGAGAATAAGTGAAAGATTCATGATAAGCCATGTGCCAAAAGCTTTAACACTTGTCAGGGTTACGGGTGACAACTCATCTTTTATTGTCAACCAAGAAGTCTGGCAAAAAAATTGGATGAGAGTGATGCAAAAAATGCAGGCGAGAAATGCGAAGAAATAGGTTTACAAGCCGAATCAAAAAGAAAGGGGCTGGCACAACACCTGACAACCCTTTAACTGTAATAATACCGGTGGCTGGCATGGGTCATAGAATGAAGTCGTATGGCCCGAAATGTCTTCTTCAAGCAAACCAAAAAGAAACAATAATTGAAAAAACAATATCGAATGTAAGAAAAGAATATCCATATTCTGACATCATCGTTGTTGTCGGTTTTGAATCTGAAAAAATAATAAAGACCCTACCTCATAATATAAGAGTGGTTGAAAACCACAGGTATGAAGAAACGAACATAGGGGAAAGCATCCGAATCGGAATAAATGCAGCAGCGAATAAAAATTTACTAATAATATATGGCGACCTTATATTCAACGTATATTCAATTAGAGGTTTGACCTCAAATGGCCCTTGCGTAGTTATAGATTCAAAATTTAGATTTAAAGAAGACGAAGTGGGCGTAACTGTAGTTGACGACTTTGTAACCAACTTCGCGTATGGTTTGCCTAAAAAGTGGTCTCAGATAGTTTATTTAGAGGATGAGTCATTCGACTATTTAAAATTTCTATGTTCCGATAAAAGAAAAGACAAGCTGTACCCATTTGAACTCCTTAATATAATTATCAACAGCGGCGTGGAGATAAGAGCAAAAGAACCAAAGGGTATGTTAATAAAAGAAATAGACTCTATGAAGGATTTGTAATGGGTACTTACTGGGCGTATGTAAATAATCACTATAAATGGTATGCGTGGTATTACCTTGAAGGTGAGATCCAAGTTAAGCTAGGGCCATTTTTTACACAAGAGGAAGCTCAAGAAGCGGTAAAAGAATATGAAGATTCTAATAAGTAGCGATGGCCCACACGCTCATTACTACATAAGAATGTCTTGGTTAAAAGTCTTCAGGGCTATGGGTCATGATGTTCAATTATGGCATAAAGATGAAAAACCAGCCTTTGACATCTTTGATGAGTTTGAGCCTGATTTATTTATGGGTCAAACATACAATCTAGACGATGCTCTTTTTAAGTGTATTAAGCATAGACCTCATATGAAAGTCGTGATGCGAGCCTCTGATTGGGGTTATATGCAAAAAGGTATTGATTTAAAGAAGTACCCAATATTAGTAGCCCAAGAAGAAGAGAAGAAACTTTTAGAGAGATTAAAAGAAGAGACTGGGAAGCCAGACCTTGTACACAATCACTACCACGAAAACTGGATTAAGGTGACGCATAATGAATGGGAAAGTATAGGAATTAGACCAATTTCACTTTTGCACGGGGCTGATATATTCGATTTCTACCTTCGCCCCCCAGTAAAGCAGCTTCAATGCGATATTGGTTTCGTGGGTGGTTATTGGCCTTACAAAGCTATCAATCTTGACAAGTATCTTATTAACCTTTGTCATCCAGTTGGAAAATACAACATCAAGATATTTGGAACTTCAAATTGGCCTGTAGCGCAATATAATGGAAGAGTATCTACTGAGAATGTTTGTGGTTTGTTTGCCTCTGCTACCATCTCTCCAAACATCAGCGAGCCACATTCCCAAGACTTTGGATACGACATTATCGAAAGACCTTTCAAGATTCTTATGAGCGGGGGTTTTTGCATTTCTGATTACGTTGAATCAATGGCAAACGATGTGTTTACAAACAACGAAATTGTTTTCGCTAAAACCCCAGAAGAGTTTGAACAGTTAATAAAATACTATATTAATAACCCAGAAAAAAGAATAGAACACATAAAAGCAGGGTACAATTCTGTTGTAAGTAATCACACATACTTTCACAGAATATCAAGTCTTCTATCCGAACTAGGAATGAAAGATGAATCCGATCATTGCATAAAAACAATGAGCAATTTTTTTGAGGAATAAAATGACAACATTAGTCACCGGAGGAAACGGGTTTATAGGCAGGCATCTAATTGGCGAGATCTATAAACACAAAGAAGTTTTTGGGCCTATTGTAAATGTTAGTAGAAGATCTTTTTCTTCCCCTTTTATTTCGGCAAGTTACCCCTGCGATATTGGGCTACCATATGAATACGAACCTGAGTTCGAGTGTTTAAGGTACATCTTTAAGAAACATCAACCAAAGTTTATTTTTCATTTAGCTGGAAAAGCTACAGTAAAAATGGACGGCAGCGAACCTTTTGATATTATTCAAGATAATATCTTAAGCACGCAGAAAATCTGTCAATGGGCGCCGAAAGGCGCTAAGGTTATTCTAGCTTCTTCTGTAATTACTTATGGCGACTGGATGTTTCAACAAGAATCTCCAAGACCATACACAGAAGAGGATCGAACAGAACCAACTTCTATCTATGGAATCACTAAGCGGGCTTCCGAAGGAATAGTTAATTATCATGACAGTACGGATCGGATAAGCGGAGTTTCGGCTCGTATTTGTGCAACTGTTGGGCGTGGGTTAACCCACGGAGTTGTTTATGATTTTATCAGAAAAATAACAAACAATCCCACTTTAGAAGCTTTAGGGAGCAAGCCCGGATCTACAAAACCTTATTGCTATATAGAAGATTTAGTAAACGCCTTGGTTATATTGGCCATGAGTAAGAAAACCAGAGGAGAATATAACATTGTACCTGATGATTCAATAAGTATTGAAGAGGTTGCCAAAGCTGTGATGGAAGGTTTAGAAAACCACAAAGAAATCGAGTGGCTTGGAGAGAAGGCAAACTGGAAAGGCGACAACAGGTTAATATCTGTTAGCAACCAAAAAATGCGAGACTTGGGATGGGAGCCAAAATACAAGTCCAAAGAAGCTATCATCCAAGCTGTTAAGGATATGTAATTCGTGAATATATTATTCAGCCCCTTGATGCCACTGGAAATATCCACTGAAAACGCCGGTATGGTTTCCGACTATCAATCCGACATGGTTTTTCATGGGTTGGTAAAAACACTAGGTCAAGATTTACATACAGGTCACGATCTCTGGTGGCATCACAAAGAAGTAAAACAAGACAACCCCAATATCTTTAATAAAATATGGGGCAGTGGGTTTACTATGTATGGTCTTTTAGAAAAAGAAGAGTGGACATATACAAGCATAAAAAGCCCCTCTGGGTATGATGCGGTTGTTATACCGATACATCATACAATGAACAAGCAAGATGAGTATCTTTTTGATGTTGTTAGCTTTTTAAGATCAAGCGATGTTGGTTATTCTAAAAACCAAGTAATAGTAATTGATGGCTGGGATCAAGAACATATATGCAAACAGGTTGCTGAATTGTGTACATATTACAAAAGAGAGATGCAAGATCATCATAAAGAGTACGCCTTTCCCATCTCTTTTGCTTTTCCTAAAGAGAAAATAAGAGATATAGATGACTCAAAAAGAAATGTTGCGTTTGCACCCCTTATACCGGTAAACCAATCAATTGACCCCTCTTACATGTCTACATATATATATGACACAGAAGAAAGCTACTATGACATGTACCAGACCGCCTACTTTGCGTACACATCAAAAAAGGGAGGCTGGGATACCTTGCGTCATTATGAAATTATAGCAAACGGATCTATACCATTCTTTGTTGACATAGAAAGCTGTCCTAAACACACTCTTTGGGATTTTCCAAAAGAACGAGTGTTATCAGCTAGAGGTATGCTAGGAGGTGTTCCAAAACTCAAAAAAGGTGTTTGGAAAAACCAAGAGCTTCCACATTGTGGGGTAATTGATAAAGACAACCCCGGATTTCTTCAGGATTTCCACAAAGAATTATGGATTCACTACAGGGATGAAATTTATTCATGGCTAAAGAGGGAAGGAACAACCGAATCTTTAGCAGAGTACATACTAGGGAAAATATAAATGTTTGGAATAACAAAGGCTTACTGTTTATGTTTAGACAAAAGAAAAGAGCATTGGCTAGACTTAAAACAACAGTGCGAATCTAAAGGTTTGGAATTTAATCGCTTTTTGGTTGGGGAAGGTAAAATTTTTGACGAAGATGAATATGACTTAATTGATACTTCGGTGGCTGATTTATCTAATTGGTCTTATGGTGGCCATGAAAAAGATAGCCCTTATGAAAAACAAGTCAAAAAAACCAAACATTACAACGCTTTTTTGTCACATCAGGCAATGGCTAGAAAAGCCCTGCAAGATGGAGATGAAAAGGTTTTATTTTTAGAAGACGATGCATACTTCACAGAAAGATTTGACAAAGTCGTTGAAAAATCAAGCGCTGATATTGAACAACTAGATTACGACATGCTTTACTTGGGATGGTGGATAGGCAACGAAGGAGACGAGTGGAACCAACAGATTGAAGACGAGTGGAGCAAAGATGAAAATTACGGCATTGGATCAACCAGAAGAATTGGTGGACTCCATGCTGTTATTATTTCAAGAAGAATGTTAGACATCATAACAAGACTAGACCCATTCGACCCCATAGATTCTCAGCTTTCCACGTATTTTCACGATAAGATAACGTCTTTCTTTTTAGCTCCAAAGATCATTCACGACAAAGGTATTTTTAGCGAATGTGAACAAAATGTAGTTGAAAGACTGAAACTATGAACATAGAATTACCAGAAGAAGACTGGGTATAATAAACCATCTCTGGTTATTATATATAAGCAGATTAGTTTACGACAAACAAGGGTTATAGATGACAAAAATATTAGTGACTGGCGGTGGCGGCTATGTTGGGAATGTTTTATGCCGACATCTTCTAAGCAAGGGATATAGAGTAAAATGCGTTGACAACTTTCATAAGGGTCAATGTGATGCAATTATACCGTTAGCAACAAATCCAAACTTTGAATTTGAGTATGGAGATGTAACAGTTCCAGAACAAATGAAGGAGACTATCGTTGGGTGTGACGCTATTATTCATCTTGCTGCTATTGTTGGCTTTCCGGCTTGCAAATCCCAACCCGCTCTTGCAACGGCGGTAAACGTAGATGGTACAAAAAACGTATTAGACGCTCGTGAATTCTACAACCCAAAGATGCCTTTCGTTTATGCGTCCACAGGCAGCGTCTACGGTAAGGTAGAGGGTATATGCGATGAGGAGTCCCCATTGAACGCCGTATCGCTTTACGGGCTAAATAAGCGTGTTGCAGAGCAAATGGTGATGAATCAGGAGAATACCGTATCTTTTAGATTCGCTACCGGATTTGGTGTTAGCCCATGTATGCGGGTGAACTTGCTCGTAAACGACTTTGTTTATCAGGCTATCACTAATGGCATATTAACTATCTTTCAGGCAGATTTTCGTAGAACCTTTATCCATGTTAGAGATATGGCAAAAGCTTTTACTATGGGTTTTGAAAATATGAAAAACTGGAAGCATAAGGTTTATAACTGTGGTGCTAACCACCTTAACTGGACTAAAAGAGAATTAGCAGAATATGTAAAAGAGCAAACTGGATGCTTTGTTCATTACGAAGAAATTGGAACAGACGCTGACCAAAGAGATTATGAAGTAAGTTATGACAAACTAGAATCCGAAGGCTTTTCTTGTGACGTAGACATGAAAACAGGCATTCAAGAACTAATTAAAGTAGCACCCATACTACAAATAAGGCATCAATATTCATAATGGAAATTAAAGACGCAAAAGTTTTAGTCACTGGTGGAGAAGGTTTTCTCGGCACTGCCCTGTGTGAAAAAATAATTGAGCATGGAGCTACGCCAGTCGTCTTAAGACATGAAGAAGTAAATCTTCACGACCTCCAAGCTATCATACATTTTTTGACAGCAACCAAGCCAGATTTTTGTATACACGCCGCTGGCTACAATGGTGGAATAGAATTTAACAGAATGTATCCAGCAGACATTCTTTATTCAAATACAGTAATGGGACTTAATATCCATCACGCATGTGAATACATGGGTGTAAAAAAAGTGCTATCAATTATGACATCCTGTGCTTACCCAGACACTGGCATGGATTTATTAAAGGAAGAAACTTTCTGGAATGGACTTCCTAACAAGACTATCAGAGCGCATGGAATCGCTAAAAGAACACTTCAAGCCGCGTCAGAAGCCTATAATGATCAGTATGAATTAAATGCCTCTACTGTATGTGTTACAAATTTATATGGGCCAAATGACACATTTAATTTGGTCAGAACTAAAGTCGTTGGCGCTCTTATCAGAAAATTTGTAGAGGCAAAAATTGAAGAAGATGAGACTGTTGAGTGTTGGGGTACTGGCGCACCAATGAGAGAGTTCATGTATGTTTACGATGCGGCAGAGGCGATTGTTCAAGCATTAAAGAAATATGACGACTGTTCTCAACCACTTAATATAGGCACTGGGAAAGACATTAGCATAAAAGATCTTGTTGGATATATAACTAAAGCTATAGACTACGAGGGAGAGGTTTTCTGGAATACGGAAAAACCAGACGGTCAAATGAAAAAACTTCTTGACACATCAAGAATGAAAGAATACATTGACATAACTCCGATAGATGTGGGAGAGGGTGTTAGAAGGACGGTAGAGTGGTATTCAAAAAATAAAGAAAAAGCCGATGCCAAAAAATAACCAGATAGGGTTTTTAGTAGACAATACGATGGCCAATCAGCTATCTTATAATCTAATAAAAAACATAAATGGCTACTTAGAGAATAGTAGTGATGACATCGTTCTATTTTTTGAAAATTCAACAACCAGCATACTGCCTCCAAATTTTTCATTAATGTCTACAAATGAAATATGGAGCTTTGAAGGTTCGTTGTTTGCCACCAGCGTTTCTACATCTCTTTCTGTGCAAAAATCCTTTGCTCCTAAAAATAAGTTTTTTTACGTTTGGGATCTTGAATGGACTAGAGAGCATGGAAGAGACTTTGAATCTACCATAAAAGCTTTTTCCAACGAAGACATGGAGCTGATAGCAAGAAGCGAAGACCACGCAAAGGCAATAGAAAATTATTGCAACGTAAAAGTAAAACATATAGTAAAAGACTGTAACGTAGAACAATTAGTGAGGATATCAAATGAGTAGCGCGTTTATAAATAAATACAAAGAGTTTATTATAGATCAGTATACAAATCATAAAAAAAGCACTTATGAGATAGCTCAAGAACTTAAAACTTATCCTAATAAGATAAGAAGAGCTTTAAACACTCTTGGGGTCGATCTAAGAGACAAAAGTAAAGCTCAAACTATTGCCATACAAAATGGAAGGCATGAACATCCAACAAAGGGAAAGAAAAGAACAGAAGCAGAAAAGGTTGCAATCAGCAACGGAATGGCTACCTATTGGGACGAAATGGAAGAATCAGAACGAGAAAGGCGATCTAAGCTTTCCAAGAAACAATGGGAAGAAATGTCTGATGAAGACAAGGCCAATCTCAGAAGATTAGCCGCTGAAGCCGTAAGAAAAGCATCAAAGGAAGGCTCAAAGATTGAAAAATTTATCCTTGAGGGGTTGACCAAAGCTGGTTACGATGTTATCTTTCATAAACGTGGATTAGTAGCAAACGACAAACTTGAAGTCGATCTGTTCATTCCATCTCTTAGAACCGCAATCGAGATTGATGGGCCTGCTCACTTTTTACCGATTTGGGGTCAAAAAAATCTCGAAAAACACATTAAAGCAGACGCTCAAAAATCCGGCCTCCTGATCAACCGAGGATTTGTTGTGCTTAGGGTTAAAAACATAACTCGCAATTTGTCGCAAAAGAAGATGCGAGAAACACTAACTGGTGTTGTCGAGCAGTTAGAAAAAATAGAAAAGAAATTTCCCCCACCAACAAAACGTTTAATTGAAATTGAATCATAATGTACAGCAATAAAACTATTAAAGAACTCAAACAAATATTGAACGAACACAATTGTGCCGTTCCTAACGGTGCAAAGAAAAAAGACTTAGTTGAATTAGTGGAGGCAATCATGGCCAAAGATGAAGATTTTGTAACTATGCAGATTCCCGATGTAACAATGTTCGATGATGTTTTTGAAGAAGAAACAGAAGAACAGGAAGAAAAAGAAGGCGTGACTGTAATAGAAGAAAACGCTAACGAAGAAGATAGACCTTCGATGTTTAGCGAAGAATGGAATGAGTATGTCATGGCTCATTTCAAACGCAACGAGTTAATAGATGGCAACCCTATATGTGCTGGGTTAAGAAGGGTGGCAGAGTTATTACTTGGGGACATTATCGAGTCTGGCCCAGAACAAGTTTTTCCAGCATCAGACAGCAATGGCCCCGGTAGAGCCACTGTAGTTTTTAGCATAACTTTTAACTGGATGAACACTGGCTCAACCAGAACGTTCAAAGAGGTAGCAGATGTGTGGCATGGGAATACTGATGACTTGTTCTGCGCTCATCCTGTCGCTACTGCTAGCACGAGGGCTGAAGGCAGAGCTTTAAGAAAAGCTTTGAAGTTAAGATGTCTTGCCGCTGAGGAATTGGCAAAGAAAGACATTGTTGACATTGTGCAGCAAGCAGTCAAGCAAGCTCCAACTTCAGGAGAATACGAAGCGGGTAAGAGCATTAGTAGTCAGCAAATACAGTTTATTGATAATAAATGTAGTATGCTAGATATTGACGCCTTTGCTTTTATTAACATGGGAAATGGTAGTTTTTCAACCGTGTCTGAAGTAACAAAAGACAGTGCGAAAAAGATGATAAAAGTCTTGAACAATTATCAAAATAACAGCGGGGACATACCCGACAGTATTAAAGGTTATAAGGTTAACTGGAGAGAATGATGAAAGTAACATATACAAGCGGAAAAATTAGCGTACAAATTGAAGCAGACACTCAAATAGAACTGTTTCAGCAGCTAGCTAATTTTCAAGAGATCTTTGATGAAACCAAATGCGGCAAATGCGGCAGCGAAAATATCAGATTCCAAGTTAGGAATGTAGATGATAATCTTTACTATGAAGCTAAATGTATGGATTGTGGAGCGAAATTAGCATTTGGAGTTATGAAAAAGGGTGGTAGACTCTTCCCTAAGCGCAAAGATAAAGAAGGCAAATGGCTACCTGATGGCGGTTGGGTTAAGTGGAACCCAGACACTCAGAAAGAAGAGTAATGGTTGATATAATCAAATCAAATATCGAGAACATAAGAACGTGGAGAAATGAGCAACGTAGATTTAGAGATGCTTTGCTTGCCACGTTAGTTCGTTTGAAACCAAAATGCTGCCTAGAAATAGGCACGCATCTTGGTCAATCAACAGAAGTGTTCCAAAAATATTTCGATGAATATCAACAAGACGGTGTTGTTGTTACGGTTGACATACACAAATATAAAGACCTTAGTCATCTTAAAAACGTCAAACAGTTAATTGTTCATCCACATGTCGATAATTCATCTGACTGGCATTATGTAAACAATGAAGAATTGCTTGATCACAACGTAGACTCTGTTGCTAAAAACACCGAGATTATAAGAGAGGCGATAAGAAGCCTTCCAGAAAACGATTTTGATTTTTGTTTTCTAGACGGTGATCATCAAAGAGATTCAGTTATAAAAGACTTTGCAATCTCAAGAAATCTTTTAGCAGAACCTCAGTACATACTTTTTGATGACACTCAAGAAGATGGCGGTGGACACGATTCTGTAAAGGTGTATGAAGAAATTGTAGCTGAACAAAAGTACAATATCTTCGATTTCTCAGAGAACTGGGGTGTGTATTGTGGATGCGCTCTAATATGGAATAAAAAAACCCCATCAACCTAGAGTCTAAGCTGATGGGGCTGTAGAGCGATAAGGGGATTATAGATATTCTAACTCTACATATAACCCGTATTGAGTCTTGCTTCCAATGCTATCTGGAGATGCAGTAATTCCAACATACCAATCATGTTGGTAGTATTGACCTGTATTCGCTGATCCATTACCGGCGTATTGACCGCTTGGCCCCGGAGATTTTGCTAGAGGAACATAAATTCCACTTCCACCTACCGTAAGCGTTCCAGCAGGAAGTCTTGCGCTTGGGTTAGTAGAACCAATGAATGTTCCCTGTGCATCTGACCCAGTGTGACTGGTGCTTCCCCACCATGTAGTGTCTCCAGAACCTTCTACGCTATAAGAATTAGAAGGGTGCAAAAATTCACACACTCTAGTTATCACACCGCTGGCTGGATGGTTTTTGTTAGTTCTGTCAAATATTCTTAGCTTTGCGTTTTGGGTTCTTACCGCACTGTCATTGCTAAACCTAATATTCAAGCTCGCCTTTTCATTGGGGATATACAACAATCCTGTAGCGGGAACGACACCAGCAGCAAATGCCTTAGTGTCAGTAGAATACTTTACATTATTGCCAGCTCCACCATTATTAGTGCCGTTACCATCGGTAATAAAGGTAGTATCTTGGAAGCTGTTTAATTGTACTGATTGACCGAAAGAACCTCCAAAAAACCCCAAGCCAGAGCCTGATAGGTTGTTAATAGAGGTGCTTCCAGCAAAAAAACTTATGGATGCCATGTCTTAATCTCCTTAGAGCTTAAATTCTATATTATTATACACCATTACTCGAAAAAGCCTTTTGTTTTCCTTTTCTCGGCTTCTTCTTTTTTATAGGGAAATAGCTTATTTAGTTTACTTTGCCTTTCCCTGCATCCGCAGTCCTTATTAAAAGCACCAAACACTGTCTTTGTCATCTTTTTTATTCCTGTAGCTTTTGTTATTTTAGCTACAGTATCTCCTAACCCCCTTGATTCAGAGGGTATTTCTGGGTCTCCCATAAAGAATCCTGACATATCTTCTTCTTGCGAATCATAAGATTCCTCTGCCTTTATTTCTTTCTCTTCTTCTTTTTTGATTATTTTTTGAACTAGTGTTTGCATTGGCCCGTGTCCATTCTCCCACATTTCAAAGTAATCCATTCTTGTTCTACAAAGTTTTTGCAAAGACGGACTCTTCATGCATTGATGTCTATCGCAAAATACAGTACCTTCTTTCATGCTACATTGGCATGGTGTAGATGGTGGTCTTTCAGGAGGTTTATAGTCATAATTTTCCTTCTTTGAATCGAAAACCTGAAAACGATTCTTTTTAGGATATTTATTTTCTAGCGGGTTTGTGTCTTCATCACTCTTTAAAAATCCTGTCATTCTTAATTAACCTTTCTTTTACTCATCCTCATCTGGAGTTTCTGTAATAGTTACTTGAATTACAGAGTCGCCATGTAAGCCAAGTGCTAGTTCCATATCCATTAAAGTTGGGCCTTGATAACTATGCCAACATTTATCCTCACATGCATGATATATTAAAGGGCCTCTATCATTACAACATATCTGTTGAAAATTTAAATAATATTCTAAATTAACTGGATAGTTGCTATTTGCCTGTCTGCAATCATTCATTGGTGCGGGATAGTCCACAACAATATCAAAAGATCCACCATGTCTACTCCAGACAGACCTCCAATGCATATCTGAAAATTTGTCATAACCCTCATTTTCTTTATGCGCTTCTGTATCTATTTGTGGCGCATATATAACACCTTTAAAATTTCTTGGCGCTAGCCCAATAGCTACATCGTTTCCCATAACCATAGCCTCTAAAGAAGATAGTTTTTCTAGCCTGTCTCTTTGGCTAATGATGTTTGTTTTGTTATCTTCCCTAGAATGAGCATCAGATTTTCCTATTGAATTAGAGATAACTGTACCCTTTGCAATTTCTGTGCATTCTTCTGGTGTTCTCGCTTGCAAAGGGGCGTCCACTCCTGCGTAACCTTTAGTTTGAGGTTCTACACATTCAAAAGAATAAATAGCTCTTGCTGTCATGTTTTACTCCTTATGGCGTGCTTTCTGTTCCACCAGTGCCAACAGCGGAAATGGTTGATATTGCGTTAAGTCTAGAATTTGATGTGCTAGGTGTTCCACCAGTTGCAATAGGTTTAACGGTGGCTACTGCGTTCATACCTGCTTCGCCAAATCTTGTTACCGTTCCTTGACCTTGTACTGTTGCGGATGCGTTAAGTGTGCTTTGTCCTAATTTGATTAGTGTACCCCAAGCTTCAGACCAGCCCGTGGGAAAGAGTTCAGCTTCTCCTCCATGATTCATCTGGCCAGTTGCTTCGATTGTTGCTTCGCAGTGCAGTGAGGCTTCATTTTTGTCAATATCCCCATCTGCCTTTATTTTAGCTTCTGCTTTCAACTCTGCTGCAAAATTAGGGGGATAACCGCGATAAACAATACCTTCGTCTAAACTATGACACTCTTCTTCAGTTAGGTGTAGGTTTTCTCCAATCCATATGTGAGATGAAGGACAATCTCTTTTTTGAATAAGTTCTTTGCTATCCCGATAAACAACAGCTTCTCCAGCTTTGAAAGCCCACCAAGGTTTACTCTCATCACCTAAATGAACACACTCTCCATAAGAATCTGGTCTTTGATCTAAACACTTTGTATATTCACCTGATGGTCTATTAGTCCTTCCAGCCATTCTTCCAATACTTAAGAAGAATTCAACTGAGTCTATTTCGTGATAGGTTGCTATTCCTTCTTCAACAATTTCTTCATTAGTTTTATCCTTGACTCCTGTCTTATAGTCAAATATTTCTGGGAATTCTTGGTCGATTATTGTGGCGTCTACACATCTTCCTTCTTTATATGTTTGTAACCAATCTGCATACTTATTGTAATCATTCTTAAAGTATTCTAACTTTCTAGATCTGTACGCTTCGTTTATTTGGCTTTCTTCCCCACCCTTCATCCAAGACCATCCAAGGTGAGAATTTTGATTACAAGTTGCTTCATCCTTTGGCATTTCATGGCGAACTTCTGATAAATCGTACACCCAATCTAATTTGGTTTTGTCTGAAGTTCTTGATGTTGGTTTAAATTGGGATAAATTTGATCGAAGCTTGTTTGCGTCATGAGTTGCTGAAAACGGATTCATTTCTCCATGTAGAGCAAATTCATATTCTTTGTCGGATACTTCTCCAAACCAAATCCATCCTGCTTCTTCACAATCTTCTCTATTTATGTAATCAGCATGTTGACACGCCCTCTTTCTAGCAACATAGCTTCCATCGGCAGGGCCAAGAGGACATCTAAACTCTGCTCGACGTTCAGGATTTTCTTTGTTTGGCCCCTCTGTGACTTCTATACATTCTAAACACTGACCGTTTGGATTCGCATCGCTTGGTGGATCACATGGTTCTTCTAGGAAAAACCCATTCAATCTACACCCAACCGGACAACCTTCTGAGAACCCCTTTACTTCATCTTCTATTTTTTTCGGTGATAGGTTATCAGGGTCTGCATACACGCCGTTTCCTTCTTGGCTGTCATTTCTTCTTCCTACAACCCAACTTCCCTTAAACACACTTTCACATATATATTGATCAGCTTCGCTGTCTTCAAATACTTGAACCCATTTTCCATTTTTCTTGAAGACTAAATCTGGAACTCCATCACCTTCACTTTGCTGTTTTTCTAAGCTTGCAAACGAACACTCTGCTTCATTAGTGATAAAATCTCCATTGGCATCTTTTATCCATTTGGAAGTTTCCCCTAGCACTGTGTCAACACATCTTCCTTCATTACACTCATTAATATTTAATTCCAACTTTCCTTTGCAGTAACCCATTCTTGAGCCTTTGCAAGTTGCTGGATAGGTAACGCTACCACTAATTACAATCTTTTCTCCATCATTAATATCGTTTGTATAGTGAGTAACGGCTTTGGTGTATAAGAAATTTGGAATCCATATATGACCTTCTTCTTCGCATAGATCTTTAGGGGAAACAGCCTTCCATTCTCCTCCCCTAGCTATACATTCCATTTTGTCTGTAATTGCCTCTTGGGTGTCTGGATTTCCTATAGTACATCTGTATATTAAAGAAATTCCTTCACGAGAGTATCCATTTAATGAGGCATCTGTACAATATCCATTTTTATCTGATTCCTCATCATACACATTGTGGAATTCATTTATTGCTACAGGTTCAACTGCTTGTATTTCTGGTATTGGGGTTGTAGTTCCATCTCCCATTGCCTCTTCTCTAAATCTAAACATCCTGTTCAGGTTGTCCATGGTAGGAAGTGGGCCAACTCTTCCCGGTTGACTTAATGATGTAGCTGGGTCTAATCTGAGACTTTCTGTATTTTTTGGCCCCATAAGCATCCCCTTGGGCCATTTATCTGAGATGGTTGAGTGAGTTTGAGTGTCAACTGGCCAAGGCTTTATTCCATAGGGCTGAGCCATGTCAAGATTGATTAACATGTCCATATCTTCAAGATTAACAGCTCCACTTCTATCAAATATCCTTAAGTGCCTGCTCTTTCTTGGGTTTTTAGTTATCAAAGCTCCTACATTAGCAACCTTTACCTCCATAAACTCGCCGTTACCACGACCTTTATCACCGTTTTCGTCTGCGGGATTGTTTCCATACGGAATTCCTTCATGTTCTGTATAAAGGATTTCATGTCTTGCACCATATGAATCACTAACAAACTTTCTGGTAGAAGTTTTACATCCAGTAATTATCGTACCACCCGCTGGCAGGTATGGGTTTAGAGATTTGTTACTTCTAGAGTATGAACCAAACGTGTCGTTTTCTGCTTCTGAAAGGTTTGCTATTCCTATTCCAACCATAGCATGAGATACCGTGTATCCGCTATCATCTGTTGCGTGTTCGCAGTGTTGCTGTCCTGCCGGATAAGCTCTAACGACAAGAGTTCCCTCTCCTGTTTTAGGATTTACATCTTTAACGTAATAAACAGTGAAATTTTCAGAAGGTTTTTCAGGATATATATCCATACCAAGAGCGCTACATTTGTGTTTTATATCTCCTCCTTGAGAACAAGCAACCGCCCCACTCCACAAAGGCCCATCAAGATGAAAAGGTTTATCTTGGTGGTTATATGTACAACACGCAACATTTACACAAGGCCCTCTTGGGCCAGCCATTGATGAGTCTAGACATCTACCAGCAAAGGTAAATTTTCTTTCTAAAGGACTAGGCCCTCTTGCTTGTTCACGAGCTGGAGTTTTGCTATCTGATGTGTCTTGAATAGGTTTAGTCCAGTCACCAACAACACTTCTCTTAGAGAAACAACCTCGCTTATAAATAGGTGGCGCTCCTGAAGTGCCATTTGGAGATCTATCAGTTCTAAGGGTTTCAGAAGACATGAAATTGGTAAATGTACAATTTGTAATTTCAGCCCATAATTGCAACCCATTGTTTCTGTAATCAGTTGCTTGGTCAAAACCTCCTTGTATAGCTCTTGCATCACCATCTGGATAAGCTAATATTGAAGGAACTGAAGATCCACACCCTAGAACAAGTCTAATAAAGTGACCATCTTGAGGAATTGATGGTTCTTTAACACGTCTGAATTTAAGGGGGTAGCCTCCATCAGCAAGTGCGTTTATAGGTCTGCCAGCCATCTCAGATTGAGACATGTCGCAAGCATCACAATCTGCGTTAATTGCAACAAGTTCATCAGAAGGAACAACGCCCTCACCGTCAGGGCGACAATTTGAAGGCCATTTAAATCTATGTTGACCAAGATCGCATTGGTGTGTTCCAACAGTGTTCATCAATGTCCATTCAGATCTCCAAACCACGCCATCAAATTTCATACTTGTGCTTATTGAGCCTAGACCCGGACAAGTTTCTGCAACTGGTGCGGCTGAATTTGGAATATCATAACAAGAGGCGTCAGCGTCCGTCGTGATTTTGGTGTGTCCACACCCAGAAGATCCTTCAAACCACGTTTCTGTGTCTTGTGCAGAAACTTCAATCCATGTGTAATCATCTCCCTCACAACCCTGTGTCCATGTACAAGGAGATTGGTTACTATCACAAGCTCCCCCTGCTGATATGAGTGTTGTACAATCATCTTCATTTGATGCGGATACATTTTTTCCATCTTTGTCTTTACAACTAGAGTGTTGGGGTATATCAACCGTTTCTCCAGTAGCAGTTAATGTACATCTTGATCTATTGCAGTCTTGTTCTGTAGCGCCATCTTCAGATTTTGACTTTCCATCAACTAAATTGCCATCCGAGTCACGACACCCACCTCGATTATCCAATTCCTCACAACTAGCGTCGGGAAGATCACCATATACCGTGTCGCCTTCACACTCTAATGCAACATTGTTTGGAAAACATGTACATGGTTCCATTTCCCATTTGTGATGCTTTGTATCAGGCCAACCGCCCGTGCTATACTCAGTGCAAGTGGCTGTAACATTACCAACATTTACAGAAGTACCTGCGGTTCGACTATCACAAGACTTGCCTTGGTCAGTTAAGCACTGAATAACTTCTTTGCATGTTGGATAAGCATAAGTACACCCGTATGTACTGTGGTCTTGTGCGTTATAAAGACATTCACATCCGGGGCAACAGCTTTCTCCATCGTAACCTACTGGCCCTAAAAAAGAATCTTTATCACGAATAGGTACTTTGTTTTGAGAAGAATAAACATCTGAACATCTTCTGCAATTAGTTGTTCCATGAACTATCATCTTTCTTAGGAACATTTGGCAAGTGTCTTCTATGTCTTTGCCATCTTTGTATTCTTCCAATTTCATTATAGGGGTGAATGTTCCACCTGCTTCTTGGCAAGGTTGTCTTTTATGCGCCCCTACAAAACTTAATGGTTTGTCACTTTTTAGACAGGCTCCAAAATTGCCCTCAGTTTCTCCATCTTGAACTTTTTTCAGGTCTTTCTTACACGCTTCAAGATCTTTCATATCACAAGGATGTGATCCGTCGCTACAACACCAACCATCGTATCTTGGCCCATTGGCACACTCATCAAAGCCGCAGCCTATAACATTTAGTATTGAACTACTCTGGCCGGTTAACGTAGCCGTGAGATGTTCTGGCATAAAATGGTCACAACAAACTGGGCAAGTACCTTTTTGCTCAATTTGTACATAGTAATCATTTGCCCTATCTTCCCATTTGTATCCCGGCCCTCCAAAGCCAAATCTATACATGTCATCTAAAGTGTCTTGCCCTAAATGACCTACATAGCCAGCTTCTATTCCAGCATCTTGCCTTGAATTGACAAGCATTAAATCCCCGGTGAACGGACAGGTTCTATATACGCCAACGGTTGGAACACCAAGTGTATTTGTTGAGCTGTCACTGAGACTAGTGTCCATGTCAGCTATGCTTTTCCATTGCGCTTGGATATAACATGCTTCAAAGTTTGGATTGTTAATATCCGTTTGCTCTACGCAGTCGTTGTATCTAACAGTTAAGACCGCTTTCTTCCAAGTGCCTCCCATTTGTTCACATTGGTCTTGGTTTTTTGCATCGCTCTCATTTTCTCCTTGGAAACACTTTGAGTGCTTTTCTTCACAGGCTTTTTGGCTTTTTGTCACATCTTCAGTGATATAAACTTTACCGGCCCCATCTTGGCACTGCCTTGCAAATACGCTATTTCCATCTGGAACAAAAGTGTGATATGTATTAGCTAATAAAATACAGTCATCTTTTGTCAGCAATGATTTTTCGTCACCGAACGGATCTTCAAAAATCATACATGTTCCATAATTTGAACAGAAGGCTTCCCCTTCAACCTTTTTGGTGTCAGGATTGTCTTTTAAATTTTGTTCGGTTATCCACCT